TAATATCAAAGCCACCGCCGCCATAAGCCAACTGGCGCGGTAGGTAAGATCTGATTTGAAGCATTCCGCCGGAGGTGTTCTTTTGCTTTTCCTGACGATAAAGCTGCGCGACGGCCCGATCATAAAAATTCTGCCATACCGCTATACGGGGATCTTCCACCAGGTACGGCGTGGCTTGAAGCAACGCGCCATAAAGAAGAATATCCCAATGATAATCGGTCCACCAATTATGGGATGCGTCTGCGGAAAGATCCTCATGGTAGGCATAATAATTGATGTCGTATAGATAGACCTGATCCGGGTAAGGACGAAGCAAGATCTCGCTCTGCGCTTCGAGCAGGGCAAAAACTGTTGGCCTCCCCGTCACGTCATCCCCGTGCGGGTGTAGGCTGTAGGCTACCGAGGCTGTTACCGGGCTCAGGTCATAATAAATCTCATCCTCAAGGATCTTGAGCCACATTACATCCTTGATTCTTGATGGAAATGTTAAGAATGTTGCAACGGTCGCCGGCGTGGTCGTCTGCCGCACCTGCATACAGTTCCAGTTGTGGGATTGGATATTGCCGTCAATCGTTATCTGACCGTCCTCCAGGTTCCGCATGGCCAGGTTGATGAAGTGCCCAACCGTGGCTGCGGCAATGTCGGAGCGATTGAGGTAGTCGGCAACGGCCGTCTTTAGGGTTGCGAAGGTTTGGGACATGGGGCCAATTCCTTTATACGATCATAAAGCGGAAGAGCCTGAAGGGGCAATTCTTCCGTCTTCTCCATCGCCTCAAGTAAGATCTTGATCATGCCGGGCGTAAGGTCAACCTCGACATCCTGTGCTTTCGATGGGTTCCACGAAACCTTCTGCTCTTCGGGCTTGGAAATGATATTCCAATCCTCGATTTCCTTTTCAGTGAAACCCACGTTTTTAAAAAGGGCGTCCACAACCCGCAAGGTTATAATGCTCCCGAATTGTGGAAGGTTCTTGAGTCCGAGAATCATAATTCTGTCAACGCATGAAAGTTTCATTCTAATTCCCTCCTGTTTTTTTTTGTTATGCGACCGGTTTTTCCTCTACGATATTGTATCGACAAGAGACATCTGCCCCTTCCCCATACATATCGATGGCCTGTTCCTGGGCATATTCCAATGCCTTTTTCCCCGTTGGCTTTTCCTTCCAAATGGTTACACAAGAATGTCGGTCGTTTATAATTTCAATTTTAAACAAAGACATTTGCTTCTCCGGTAAGGGGCGGGGGCCTAAACCCCCGCCCCGGTTAGGGACTAATGAGGAGCCGTAGCGATCGCGGGAATCCAGTAGGAAACTCCGGCCACGCTGCAATGGAACGCATGGGTGCTCACGATATCCGTGGTGTAGGTCGTGAACAGGGCCGTTGCGCTATTCGTCGGAATCGTCCAGGTCAACGCATCACCGCCTGCCAAGCTGAAGAGGTTCGGCAGAGCTCCCGTTCCGGCCTGGGACGTGGTATAGTCCCGAATCGTGATGTAGGCGGACAGGTTGTGATAGGTCGCGGTCTGAACGGCGCCTCGGGTGCTGAGGGTTAAGATAGAGGTCGTGGGGGCATTCGAAACGTACCCCAAGTAAACCTCAGCGCACAACACGTTGATGTTCCCACCGAAAGGCATCTCGGTGCTGAGAGAGCTCATGACTGCAAAGAAAGCGGCCTGTGCGGTCATCAGCGTTCCGGAGGTTGCGCGGCAATAATATTTCACGCGCATGGCGGTGTACGAGTTGCTTCCGGTGCAGCTCACATTGGGACCGCTAAAATTAATCTCGATCCCGTTGATCTGTCCCGTTGTGCTGGTCGTTACGATGTCGATGTTTTCGACTTTCCCTTCCTGAAGACGGCTTCGGAAATGTCGTCTGGCACTCGACTCGACCACGGTCCAGTTTCCAACCACCGAGGATTGGATTATTACTTCCTCACCATTGCTGGAGAGGTACAGGGCATCCTGTCCATTGATGTATTCCCCCGTTGCAGCGGCGATACGAACCGTGAAATTGCTGGTCGTTTTCTTGCTGAACATAAAGCACTTCGGGCAAAAACCCGCAGCCGCCAGCGAAGTAATGGCCGGCAACGTAAGGGTCATGTCCGCGGCAGGGGAACACTGAATCTCTTCGTCGGTAACCAAGACGGTGTAGCTCGCAGTTTTTGCGATCATCTTGGAACCGTTCCACGCATAGCTTTGATCCATCGTATTTTCTCCTTATTTCTTTTCTTTGACTATCCGAGTAATCGAACAGCGAGTTCGGGGTAGATCGCCTTGACGCCGTACATGATATCGAGCCTGATGATGTCATCGTCGGTATCAACGTCATAGGACTTAATCACTCGGACGCTCATCCCGTTGTGAGATTCCCGGGCCTTGAATGCGGCGCCATCGGGCATTTCCAGAGGCACCATGACAAGGGCGAAAGCCTGTTTCACGAAGGCCAGGTTGTTCACGGAGTTTGCCGTGAAAACCGTTGCCACTCCACCGTTTGTGGGTGCAGCGGAGCAGGTCTTATACGCACCGGTGATTATGATCGACGGATAGATCGACACGGTAGCCGTTTCTGCAGCCGCGCTCGTCGCGTCGGCGGTGATGACGAAGGCCTTGAGATAATCCAGGGCTTCCCCGCTGATCGGGTTCACGTCATAGCATCCCGCCATCGTCAGGAAGTCTCCTTCCTTCCAGGTAGAGGAAATACCCATCGCGGCCAAGTTTACAGTAGAGCCGATCTGATCTGCTCCGGCCACCGTACCAACATCGGCCGTCCCGCGGGTATGCGTTTTGATGTTCTGGTCCTGAAAGATCTCATACCCACCGATGATGCCCAACCGCGCATTACGATATGCGCCCTCGACCATCGAGGAACTCTGGTAGAGACCGGTCTGGCCACCCAACATGGTCCAGTAACCGTCCGGGTTAAGAACTAGTTTCCGACCATCACGGGGAACCGCATGATCGTCCATGCTCGTACCAACCAACTGAACGCTAGTTGCGAAGCTGGAGGGGGTAGAACCGGCCGTTCCAACCATCGCTGCGATCTTTTTATAAAGACTGCAAAGGTCGGAGTCAACGACGTTTGAAAGAGCGATCATGGCCGGCTTGACGTATCTTTCGGAATAATCCTTCACCGTCAAGGTGAGTTCCTCGCTGGAGAATTTCCAGCTTACGTGCTTCCGTTTGTCGATCACGATGCTGGTGGTCGATTCGGAAACGTTCTGGTTCACGCGGGTAGCGCCATCAGAAGCCACAAATTTCACGGGCTTCCGGATGCTGACCGTGGAACCAATTTTCACAAACTCCTTTTTATAAGCGCGATGAACAAGGTTGCCCATGACCATGTTATTTTCCAACTGCATCAGGGCTTCTTTGGCGATCACACCCGGAGTGATTAATGTATTTGCCATCTCTTTTGTCTCCTGTTAATTTTTGTTTAATCCCCTCATACGATGTGCCTTATATTCCTCATAAGACATTTTTTCGAGGGATTTTTCCGTACTTTCATCTGTTCCAGAAGAAGGAGATCCGGCCCGTCCCAATGGATTTGGAGCTCTTTTGTCAACCTTCTTTTCCGCCGTCATTCCGGCCATCATCTTATCGTATACCGCGTTGATGGTCTTAATGAAGCGGATAGATCGTGGACCCATGATTGTCGGGTCGGTCATGACCTTGATGTCGTCCAGTTCCAGCCCTAACGAAAGAGCGAATTCAGTGAGCTTCGGTTCCTTGGTTTCCCAGTCGGGAATTGCCGCATGAACCGCAGCGTCGGCCTTCACGTAGATCGAGTCCTTCATCTTCTGGCCTTCGGAGATGTAGGTTCGACTTTCGCGGAACTCGTCCTTCATGGCATGGAGTTGAGCGATTAAGCGTCTGGCGTTTTGATAATCCTGATCTCCCGGCTCGACACCCTCAAGTTTTTCAATCTCCGCATTAATCTCCGCAGTTACGCCCATGGGATTTTCCGTGTAACGTCTGAAGAGTTTAGCGCGGGGCGCTTCACTTTGCGGCGTCGGCTCGAATTTCTTTTTTTCTTCTGCCAGTGCCTTGAACTTATCATCGTACCCCCGCTGGAAGGACTTCATGAGAAGCTGTCCCTCCACCGACAAACGGGAGGTATCGACATTGCTGCCGGTTTTTAGAAGCTCGGCCACTTCTTCGGGCGTGTAGACGGTCTTGCCGCCCGCATCTTTATCCGATTTGGCAACGCCCGCTGCCGCTTTCGGTTCGCCTTTGGGTTTATCTTCCTTCTTGGGTTCGGTGGTTGAACCACCGTCCTTGTCGGTCGATTTTTCATCGGCGAGTTGACCGTCCCCTTCGTTGCTCGACTCGTCACCATCCCAAGTCGCGTCGTCGGGAGTGTCAATAAGGATTTCCGCTTTTTCTTCTGTGTCTGCCATTTTAGATTATCCCCCTAATTTTGATTGCCGGCTTGGCCGGTTCTTAATTCCCTGTTACGTTCACTAATTTTGGCGTTTTGAATGAATCCTGCCAAT